GAAGATAAACATTCATCAAATGTTTTCCATTCTATTTTACTTACTTCTGAAGTTTGATAATTTAGTTTATCAGTAGATAGGTTGTTTTTATTTTGTAAAACACCAATAAAATATTTATGTTTATAAGATTTATGATTAGAACCAATAAATAATTCTTCAAAAGGAAGAATATTTTCAATAATAGTAATATCATTTATATTAATACCGGTTTCTTCTTGACATTCTCTCAAAGCACAATCTAAATCTTTTTCTTGATAATTTTTTCTGCCTTTTGGAAATTCCCATTCGGTATCAATCCATTTAGTATTACTTTTGTCAATTAAGTCTTTTAATGTAACAATATTTCCATTATAATTAATTCCATTTATTAATAACTCAAATTTTTTTTTTGATTTAAATGCTTCATTTTTATATAGAGGATTAATAATAGGTTGTCCCCATAAATGTTTCCATAAATCATCAAAAGATAGAGAAAGTAATCTTTTTTTTTCTTCAATAGACATTTCATCTATTTTTTGTTGAACTTGATATAAATTATTGGGGTTATATTTGCCGTATATAAAATCAATATATCCGAAACTATCTTTTCTTCTAATCATTAAATAATAATAAATATTGTTTATTTGTTGTAAAAGTATAATACCACAACTAATAATAGGTAATTTACATTGATGTAATACGTGACCGTTTTTAGAGCAATTATTACACATCATGTTTTATTATAAATAAATTATTTTTATATTATAATAATCTTGCTGTGTATATATGGAAAATAAATATTATCCATTATGTTATAAAGTTGAAAATGGGTGCCCTCCTTGTAATCCATCGTTATCGTCTATAATATATAAAAGTAAATATCCAAATTGTTTAGAACAATTAATTAAATTAAGTATAACTGCTGATGTAAAAGAAAAAAATTCATTAGAAGACGATTTATTTAAATGTTTAAAACAATATGGTGATGTATACAAACAATTAGATATTGAATTATATGTTAATCCAAAAAATAAAGAAATTTTATTTCCAACAGAGGAGCGTATAATTTCTAATTTAAAAAAATATATCAGAGAATGTATAAATAATAGAACTGAAATAAATGAGGATTTACTTTTATTGTATAATATGATATTAATATCACCATTAAAAGAAAAATATGATGAATATTATTATTCAATTGGTGATATAAGTTCGTTGCTTCCAAAAGAATATGGTATAGCACGTTTGATTAATAGAGGTGGAAAAAAAAGTAAAAGACGAATACAACGAAAAAGTAAAAGACGAATACAACGAAAAAGTAAAAGACAAATACAACGAAAAAGTAAAAGACAAATACAACGAAAAAAGTAAATACGTTTAGTGTAGAGAATATGATTTATTTCTTATATTATGAAAATGAATGAAATGATTATTGAACCAAGTGTATGGGGACCTCATTATTGGTATATATTACATACGATTGCGTTTTGTTATCCGTTGCATCCTAATGCGATTACCAGAAAAAAATATTATGAATTCGTTCATAATTTACATGTTTTTATTCCGAATAAAAATATTTCAACAAGTTTTAGCCAATTATTAGATAAATATCCAGTTACTACATATTTAGATAATAGAGAATCATTCATTCGTTGGACACATTTTATACATAATAAAATAAATAAAAAATTAGATAAACCAATTATTTCTCTACAAGAATTTTATAAAATATATAAAAAGAAAAATAAAAATCCAGAAAAAAATAATATTCAAATTAAAAAAATTATACAAAAAATGATGTATGTTATAATATTATTTATATTTATTGGAGCAATATATTATTTATATAATAAATAAAATAATAATATACAATATGAATTATGGTGGAAAATTAATAGATTCAGGTGGTTTTGGTTATATATTTAGACCACAGCTAAAATGTGATTCACGAAATGTTATTGCTGGAGATAACAATTATATTGGTGAAAAAGGAGTAACAAAACTATTGAAAAAAAAATATGGTCTAAGAGAATATAATGACATAAAAAGGTTTATTCCTATTTTAAAGACAATACCGAATTATAATAATTATTTTATTATATCAGGTTATACTGTATGTAAACCAGCCCCATTGACAGAAAGTGATTTAATAGATTTTGATACAGTGAAAGATGGTTCTTTAAGAAGAGAAAAGGTTTCATCAAAAAATATAAATATGTACTTGGATGAATTATTAGCTATAAATATGCCTTATGGAGGAGTAGATGCTAGTAAATTTATTAAAAAAAATATTTATGACCGAAAAGCGATGGTTCTTTTTAATAATAAGATGATTGATTTATTAGTAAATGCAATTATTCTGATGAATAAAAAAGGTGTATTTCATGGTGATTTAAAAGCATATAATATTTTAACAAATATAGAAAATAATAAATTATTATTGAGAATAATAGATTGGGGATTATCATCATTGTATCAACCAAATGTTAGGAATGAATCTCAAATTACAGAAATTGGATTTACAGACGATTGGAAATACATTCCATTAAATTTTAGAAATAGACCTTTTCAGTATAATGTACCTTTTTCGAGTATTTTATTTTCAGAAAGGTTCAACAATATTTATACTAATTTTTTGATTTCAAAAAATGGTAAATTTACGAATCAAGATATAAAAGAATTTGTATTAAATTTTATGCAAGAAATAAATAGTCTAGGTGGTTTAGTTACATTTAATTCTATATTCAACACTCACACAAAACTAATATCTAGTATTTCATCTGATTTACAAAATAATAAAATACAACCTGAAATTTATAAAAATATATATACATATATTTATAGATATATATATGAAATATTGATTAAATTTACCAATCCATTTTCTTTTAATGTTTTGGGATATTTTAGTAGTGTTTATACAAAGAACTTAGATGTATGGGGTTTTGTAATGACTTATGTAACAGTATGTGAAGCGGCAATAAATAAAGAATATATTGTTTATAACGGTATAGTTAAAAATAATATGAAATCATTATTAAAAATATTATTAAAATATAGTGATAAACCAATTAATATTTCCGAAGTGATAAATACATTATTAACATTTAATAAACAAATAGAAATGAAAAATAAAAAAACAATAAAGAATAAAAAAACAATAAAGAATAAAAGATAACTAGAAGATAATATTAATCTATTATATGAAATTAGAAATAATAATATTATTAATTATTGGATTTATAGTTGTAAATATATATTATGATTGGAAATTTATAAAAATATTTTATTTATATAAAAAATATTTTACAATTGCTGTAGTTATTATTTTAGGATTATTGGTGTATTTATTAATCAAGCGTGACCCTTTACATACAAAGAAAATATTGTTATACGCAAATAATATGGTAAAATACATGCCAATAGATAAGAAAGTAATAGAAACGATTTCTCCTATTTTAGATTTTACAAAGGAACAGAATTCATCTTCTTCTTTCATGATAAACATGAATAATTCATTAAATCCAATAACAAAAGCAACAAAAAGAAATGTATCGGAAACAAAAAAAAAGTTTATAGCTTCTCAACAAAATTGGAGATGTGGACAATGTAATTCTCAATTAAATCATACATATGAAATAGATCATAAAATTCGCTTAGAGTATGGTGGAAGTAATGAAGTAAATAATTTGGTTGCTCTTTGTAGAAATTGTCACGGCGAGAAAACAGCAAAAGAAAATATGTAATTATATATATGGAAAAAAATCAAAAACATATATTATCATCATTCAATAGTGGTAATATTGAAACATTTTTTTCTGGAGAATTGACATTATCCATTATATATTTTTTATCAATAATTATATTAATAATAATAATTTTTTCTACAAATTATATAACTATTAGCTATATATTTTCTCTATATTTTTCTCATATGTTTTTTTATCAAATATATAAAATATATAACACGAAAGATAAAGAAATAGGATATACAACAATTATAATACCTACTTTTTTAATAGTTGTTGCTTTGATTGTTAATTATATAATTCCTATAAATGAAAATATAAGTGATGAAATGACTAATCCAAATATGGAAGGTTCTATTATTGTTATAATTTATTCAACTATTGTTTATAGTATTTTATTTATATTTTTCTTAGTATATAACACATATAAAAGTAACAAATTTATTTTATTAGGAATTTCTATTTTTTTTATAATTACATACATATTATTTACAATAACCAGAAATAATATACCATCAACTCTTAAGAACCCGAATAAAAAAAATACATCTTTTGTAAATTTATTATTATTTACACCTTGTCTATTTTCTATAATGTATTTAATATTTATGTTTGCTGATAACTTGAAAGCTTTATTAGGTTATGGTTTACCATTAGGTCAATCTAATTTGTTATATAATAGTAATTATGTAGAGAAAACACAAGAAGAACCTTCAATTCAAAGTTTAAATTATATTTTTCATCATGATAATATAAATATTTTAATTATTCTTTATTATATAATAATTTTTATTTGTATTATTATATTTTTAGTTTCTGCGAATAAAACAAGTTCACTATGCAAATTTAGTGATTATTCTATTAATGTTATTAACGCGATGATTATTGTTATATTTTTGTATTTAACGATTGAGATGACTAATAGTGGAAAATTAAAAATGGAATCAAAAACTTTTAATGAATATTTTAATATTAAAAACTCAAATATGTTACAAAACTATCGTATAGATATGACACGTGAAGATAATTCAAAAATATTTTTTTTAATCATTTATAATGTAATTCTTTCTAAATTTTTTAACGATGATTGTTTCTCTATAATAATGAATAAATATCCTTCATTAATAATTGCGTTAACTTATATTATAACTATTGGTATTTATTATATAATAATTAATTCTGAAAATAAAAGTAAAAATGCTTCTAATATTTTGTTGTATTTTATTGTTTTAATTTTATTTATAGCTGTTATATTATCTATTAATAATAGTAAAATAGGAGTATCGTCTTCTTTCAACGGGGCAATTTCTTCTTATATTTATTCAATAATTGCTTTTTCAATAATATTTGGATTGTCTTACATTTATATTTACATTAAAACATTTGATACTTCAGTAAAAAATAATGAATTTCTGACAACATTAACATATTCATTATTTATTTTATTTGGTTTATTTTTCTTTTTTACATTAATTAATTGGATAATCTTATTATTCAAGACATTTACATTTACAAAATCAAGTATTCTTGGAATTATACTTAATATTGCGATTATTATTACGATAATGGCTATTTTATTTAAAATGATTACGTATACATCATATTATAAAGAAAGTCCATTTTTACAAGTAGTGATTGGTAGTGTATTTTATATTCCTTGTTTATTTATTTCTCTACTTAATAAAATTACTGGAATATATAACAGCAATAAAGAAAATATTTCATCTGACCTGTTTAAAATTAACCGAACAGATGTGTTATTGTTAATTATAGCTGTTGTATTATATATATTATATTTTAATTTTACAAATATATATACCAAGTATTCGTCTCAAGGAGGAAAAATTTTATTAAAAGAACCTTTACATACTGATAATAAAAAATTATTATCTTCTTATAATTCGTTGGTTACACCAGAAAGTAATATTCATTCATATAATTATGGATTATCTTGTTGGTTATTTATTGATGGAAGTAATACAAATGATAAATTTTATTCATTATTAGATTACGGAGGAAAACCAAACGTTCAATATAGAGGAAATGATAATACATTAATCATTACAATAGATAATCAAATGGTAAATGGAAATCCTATAAAAAATAAAGAAAATTTAGATGAATTTGGAAATATAATTATATACAAAAATACAGATTTGTTACTTCAAAAATGGAATAATATAGTAATCAATTATAAAAGTGGTATTTTAGATATATTTATTAATGGAGAATTAATTCAATCATTTAAAGGATATATTCCTTATATGAAAAAAGATAATATTACGTCTGGAGATAAAAATGGAATTCATGGTGGAATTTGTAATGTTGTTTATTTTGATAAATCATTAAATTTAGTTCAAATACAAAATGTATATAATTCAGTAAAAGATTTTAATCCGCCTATTTTATTAAATTTTTATGATGATTTATATATAAGTTATTTGAATGTAGAGAACTTGTCACAAATGATAGGATTAAATCAAATCGATCCAAATAAATTTTTAACTTTACCATAATGAACATATTGATGTTATAATAATATAATTATTATATATAATTATATTATGAATATTGGAACTATTATTTTAATTGTTGTCATTATAATTATATTGTATTGGTTGATAACTAGTTATATAGTTAATAAAAATATATTAACTTCTATGACAAACGCAACCGTCCAACAAACAATAGCAGCTAGTTCTTTAGCATCAAGTAGTACACCTGGAAATTCTAATTTTGCATATTCAATATGGTTTTATATAAGTAGTTGGAATACACGATATGGACAACCAAAAATATTATTAGGAAGAATGCTTGAAACGACTTCTACTCCCGATCCAGAAACAGGTATTTATGGACAATATCCAGCACCTATAATCATGCTTGGTGCTGTTTCAAATGATATTGATGTGATACTTACATTATATGCTTCAAATTATAATCTTGGCGAAACCACTGCTACCGTCCAAGCAAATAAATATATTGAACATACTTGTAGTGTATCAAATATACCTATACAACAATGGGTGAATTTTACTATGAGTGTTTATGGAAGAACATTGGATATATATATTAATGGTAAATTAGTAAGAACATGTGTATTACCAGGTACTGCTGCTGTAGATACAACTAATAATTTATATGTTACTCCATTAGGTGGATTTGAAGGTTCAACAACTAAATTAGCATATTACCCATATGCTTTAAATCCCGAACAAGCTTGGAATATATATGAAAAAGGATACGGAGGGTTATCTAATCTTTTTGGGTCCTATCAATTAAATATTTCTGTTTTACAAAATGGAGAACCTGAAGCAAGTTTAACTATTTAAGCTTTCGGAAATCAGATGGAAATATTCTTGTTATATTATATATGTATAACGAATCACAATCAAGTTCCTCGTCTATGTCTAATTTTTTTAACAATAAATCAAGCGACCAATTATCACCAAGTGATATAGGAGTAACAAATTATGGAATGAGCAGTGTCAACGATTTTTTAGAATCAAATAGTTTAGTTGCAAAATTTGTTTTTTTATTATTTGTTATTTTTATATTTATCATCTTATTAAGTATCACAGTTAATATTGTTTCTTGGTTACTTTCACCAGCAAGTAAACAAAAATTAATGAATGGAATGATTGACGCAAATACTCAAATGATAACCTTTACTCAAGACCCAAATCTTAGCAAATCCAAAACAATTTATCGTTCTAATAATGCTAATGGAGGTATTGAATTTACATGGTCTGTATGGTTGTATATTAATGATTTAGATACAAATTCAAGGACTTATAGACATGTTTTTAGTAAAGGAAATTATGCTCCTGATATAGATGGTATTAATCAGCCAAATAATGCTCCTGGATTATATATATCCAAAGATACCAATTCTATTATGATAATAATGAATACGTTTAATGTTATTGATGAAAAAATAGAAATACCTGACATTCCATTAAATAAATGGGTAAACGTAATGATTATTTGTAGAAATAAAATATTAGATGTCTATATTAATGGAATTATTACAAAAAGTTTAACATTACTTGGTGTTCCAAAGCAAAATTATGGTGATGTTTATGTAGCAATGAATAATGGATTTAACGGATATATTTCTAATTTATGGTATTATAATTATGCTCTCGGTATTTTAGCAATACAAGAATTAGTAAAAAATGGTCCGAATACAACTATGACTGATAATTCAAGTATGAATATGAGAAATCCTAACTATTTGTCTCTACGATGGTATTTTAATGGAGCGAATGATGAATATAACTAATAATAATAATATATATAATGTCGACAAGTCAATCTAATTTTAATCAACAATCATATTTATTCGGTGGTTTAAAGAAACAATCAAAAAGAATTGATTTTACTAAAATAAAATGGGGTTCGTTTACTAAGAAGTATAATAGTTATATTAGAAAACACCCTCATAAGAAATTAATTCTACCTGATTTAAAACATTTTGCTCAATATGTAAATAAACATCCAACCAACTTTAATAAAAAGACACATAAAAGAGCTTTATTTTATAAAAATGTTATTTTACGTAAGAGAAAATAACATCATAATATATGTCATGTTTGGGTCCCAAATATAATCCAAATCCACCTAGAGAATGGACTAGATATAAACCAACATGTCTAAATAATGAAGCTAATACACAGATGTATATGAAAGCAAATATATTACAATATATAAATAATTCTTCACAACTTACAAAAAAGCAAAAATACGCATCGTTAGCACAACGAAAATTTACTTCTTGGGCATCACAATCACAATCATCATTTCCAAATATTAAATCGTTGAAAAGAGAAAATCAAACTTATATAGTAGCACCTCAATCAAGTAATATTATTGATAGTAATAATATAACTAGTTACGAATTACAAGATTGTATAAAGAATAAAAAAAATAATAATATTAATTTACCTTCTATTAGCAGTAGCGGAGGAAACTCACCACCTCCACCTCCACCTCCTCCACCTCCTCCACCAAATGAAAGACCCAATTATCCCGGATTACCTCCTATTGTTGATACTCCTGGTGTTCCTATTTATTTAATACCAAATGGCGGAAGATTAATTTGTAATACAATAGAGAACCCTTGTACTGGAGCTTTATTACAAAAACAAGCAAATACAATATGTTATCCTACATCATGTTCTGATGTTCCTGGACCAATACAATTATTATGTTGGTCTGGAAGATTACCTACTTTTTTTCCAAAAGTTAAAAGAACATATGGAACCAGTGATAACAAATGGCCTGTAAATGAAAAAAATATTTTTAGAGCTTAACGCAAAGAAGGATTTATACATATATCTTGGCTTGGGAATATATTTCCAGACATACATATATCATTATCACCCACCTCAATACAACTTCTAAATCCTCTATCTTCACCTATATAACACCATCCTGTTTTATTAATCGGTTGTTGAATATTACTTGTTGTTTCATCCGCAATTGGTGAGGTATTTGTTTGATGTTTAGTATTTAATGTTTCGTTCAATGTATTATTTAAATTATTAGTATTAGCATTAGTATTCATCTTATTTGTATTAGCATTAGTATTCATCTTACTTGTATTAGCATTATTTACATCAGAGACATTTGTAACTGAACTAAATAATTCGGATGGTGGAGTAAATGGAATTGGATAAGATGAGTTATTATTTGTAGAATTATTTGTAGAATTTGTAGAATTATTTGTAGAATTATTTGTAGAATTATTTGTAGAATTATTTGTAGAGTTAAAATTATAAAAAAAATATAGACAAACTAATAAAACAAATAAAATAATTATATTTATCCAAGTATAACTTAATTTATTAGAACTTGCGGAACTTGTGGAACTTGCTGAATTTGTAGAACTTGTAGAACTTGTTGAATTTGTAGGTTTAGTTGTAGAACTTGTAGAATTTGTAGGTTTAGTTGTAGAACTTGTAGAATTTGTAGAGTTAAATTTATTAAAAAAATATAGAAAAATTAATAAAACAAATAAAACAAATAAAATAATTATATTTGTTATCAAAGTATTGGAGTTTGTAGACTTATTTGTAGAATTATTTGTAGAATTATTTGTAGAATTATTTGTAGAATTATTTGTAGAATTATTTGTAGAATTATTTGTAGAATTATGTTTAGAGTTAAATTTATTAAAAAAATATAGAAAAATTAATAAAACAAATAAAACAAATAAAATAATTATATTTATTATCAAAGTATAACTTGATTTATTAGAATTAATAGAAGTAGGTATAGTTATTTTATTTGTATCCATAATAATAATATAATTATATATTATTATTTCAAACTTAATAGATATAAGAATTGATTTATAGAAGCTAATATTTCATCTCTGATAGTAAATAAATCGCTATTTGACATGGATTTAATAAAAGGTTCGTTATCTAAATTAACGAGATAACTTTTAAAATGGTTTAATTCTGATTTCATATTAGTATCAAAATGATTACCACTTGGAAAATCAATTAAAGGGATACTTTTTACATTTTCTAAATTAACTCTTTCTCCATTTAATTTTCCCAACATGACTTCTACAAATCTATCAATATTTTTACTTAACGCATCGTGTAATTCATCACTTGCTTTATGTGCGGCATAATTACAAGTTTTCCAATGATATAATTTTGTCATATTTAAAACAATTAAAAATTTCATTACAATTTGTTCTTTGAAGTTATTATGTTTATATTTTTTATATGTATTTTTTCTAGTTCGCATATAATATCTAAACATTATTTGTGCGAGGGATAAATTCTTCTTCAAACGAATTCATTTTTTCTAATTTCTCTATAGTTTTATCTAAATTGGAACGTTTTACAGAAGTAAATAAATAATCCATATTTGGTGAATGTTCGTTCTTTTTTATTTGAATATATATATTATCTATTTTCTCTACTAATTGAGCGACTTGTTCTTTTTCTTTAATAATTTCTTCATCAGTAGGAACAACTTCAGTAAGTAGAGAAATAGCAAAATAAATAATATATCTTCTTTTTTTACCGATTGCTTTAGTATATCGCAAACAGAATAAATGTAATAAACTTTTCATAATTCTTTTTATAAATTCGGAATGATGTAATTCAGTTTCTCTTAAAATAGCGTCCCAAATTAACCAAATAATATCCATTTGACAATTATTCTCTACTGGAATAATATCTCTTCTTTCACATTTACATTTTTTTTTTTTAGAAATACATATATTATCATATTCAATAATCCATTCAACCCAATAACAAGCTAATAAAGTATTTTTTACATCTTTAGTAATACTATAACTAAATTCATTAATTGGAATAAATAATTCTTTTGGGTCTTCATTCATGAGAATTACAGCAAAATAAATGGTTGGTGCTTTTAATTTATCTGTCATAGAAGCAATATCAAAATCTTCTTTTTTAACTTTTATTTCATCAAAACTATGTTTTCTTTTTGCGTAACAAATAATACAGATAACTTCAGCAAATAATTTTCTTATTTTATCATTATTTCGTAATGAAAGTTCTGAATTAATATAACCGTTTTTTAAAATAGCTTTAAAAGTTTCAATACGATTATCTAAATAAATAGTTAATTTTGGGTTCCCTAAATGAATATATTTGCTATAAAAGTAGAGAATAATTTCCCATAAATCGCTATAAAGTCCAGCACAAATAAATTCTGCGCTCCAATAACAAGCTTGTTCTAATTTAGATTGAATAAAACAATTAATTAATTCTTTTTTAACATCTGTTTTCTTAAATTCTGAAAAAGTAACTTTTTTAAAATATTTACTATCCCTTGTATCATTTATTTCAGAGCTCATATAAATAATTTATTAGATTAATTATTTATATATTATATTATTATATATATGGACCTCGAATTATTAAAAGTATATAACTTTGATAAAAAAATTAGATTAGGAGTGAATAGTGACGGAGGTTATGTAATTGGTGAATTAGATGAACCAAACTATGATTGTTATATATCAGCTGGTATAAATGATGAAGAAAGTTTTTCTGTTGATTTAATTGAAAAGTATAATATGAATGAATATAATAGTTTTGGGTTTGATGGAACTATACATAGTTATCCTTATCATTACACTAATAAAATAAGTTTTATAAAAAAAAATATTAATTCTTATAATGATAATTTTAATACTAATTTAGATTATTTAATTAATAAATATGATAATATATTTTTAAAAATGGATATTGAAGGATATGAATATCCTTGGTTATTATTATTAGATGAAAAAAAATTAAGCAAATTTAAACAAATTGTAATAGAATTTCATGGAATTACTAATGACGGATGGGGATGGTCTAATGTTGATAAAAGAATATGTTTAGCAAAATTAGCAAATACACATTATATAATTCACGCACATGGAAATAACAATAGTTTTATTTTAAATGGTATACCCGATGTTATTGAATTAACATTTATTAATAAAAAATATTTTAATTCTATTCCGGAATTAAATAAACAAAACTTACCTATAGAGAATATAGATTTTAGAAATATGATACATCGCGATGATTTTAATTTAAACCATTATCCTTTTAATTTTAATTAATTGTATAATATTTTATGGATTTTCTTTTATTGGATTTTTTTTAATGGATTTTCTTTTCCGCCTTTTGTTAAATGTAATGTTGTTATTTCTTTCAACTTTAAAACACAAGAAATAAAATAATATAAATTGTTATTTGATAAAGTTAAATTCTCATTTAATTTTTGTTTTTCATATTTTTTTAAATTTATTTTATCTCTGTTTAGTATATTAATAAAAGTTTTTTTAATAACTCATAATAAGGGTCATACACTTTTTTTTGTTTCATACAATCATATATAAATTCGGGATAATTGAAAGTAAATTTTTTAGAATTATTAATTAAATAAATAAGATTTTGAGTAATTAATGTTGTATCATTCACATTAAATAAAATACCATCAATACCATTAATACCATTAATATATTTATCTTTTATTTTTAATACAAATATTCTTAATTTTAATAAAAAATCATAAAATAAGTCATCATCTTTTGTAAAAGTATAATTTTTATTTATAACATTTGCTTTTAATTTTTCAAAAAAAATATTAATACATTCAAATAATATATTTATTTGTGGGTTAAAAACGTGTTCTATTCTAGCTACATATTTAAATCGTTCAATATCTTTAGTTTTGTCAAAATCAGATAACATCTTAATTTTATGTTGATGTGTTATTATTCTTGTTGTTGGAGCATTAACATGTTGTAATCTTCTAAGAAGATTTACATCATGTGATGGAACAATTGGAAACTTATATTGTCTTTCTATTCTTTTTGAATTTCTAATAGTATTTTTGTTTGTGGAGGTATATAACTAAAATTAACTTCAAAGTCTTCCTCATTTAAATCTATATTAAAACTCTTCTTATTAAAGTCTCCCATATATATATATATATATTAATATAATATAACAAATTAATATATTGTCAAAATATAATATATGAATTTTAAACTTTATAATAAATTAACAATTTGGACTAAAATATTAATATTAATTTCTCTTTTTTTGATTTGTTTCTCTATATTTTCAGTAAAACAAGAAGGGTTCAAGAATAATAAAACATTTACTTTTGCTGAAGGACCAATAGTATATGATAATTTTTATAGTACTATTTATGATACATTAGTTTATAATAAAATCAAAAATGAATATGAAATAAGTCAAATCATATCTAATACTACACCAAATCACGAAAGTGTTGTTTTAGATATTGGTTGTGGAACAGGTCATCATGTCGGTTTATTAGAGGAAAAGGGTTTTAATGTGATTGGTATTGATAAATCTGAAAATATGGTTCAACAAGCAAAAATAAATTATCCAAATGGTAATTTTAAAAATGGAGATATGAATAACGATAATTTATTTAATAATCAATCGTTTACACATATTTTATGTATGTATTTTACGATTTATTATGTAGAAGATAAAACGAGATTTTTTAGAAATGCCATGAATTGGTTAATGCCAGGTGGATATCTAGTGGTTCATTTAGTAGATAGAGATATGTTTGACCCAATTTTGCCTCCAGCAAATCCATTGGTTATATTATCTCCTCAACGTTACGCCAAAGAAAGAATAACAAAAAGTAGAGTTAAATTTGACAATTTTTCTTATACAGCAAATTTTGAATTAGATAATAAATCAAATTTAGCAAAATTCAAAGAAAAATTTGAATTTAATGATGGAAAAGTAAAAAAACAAGAGCATAAAATGTATATGCCGACACAAAATGAAATCATTACAATTGCGCAAGAAATGGGATTTATTTTACATGGTGTAATTGATTTAATTAGCACAGGATATGAATATAATAATTTATATATTTTTGTGAAACCTAATTAATATTAATATATTCTAGTTCAAGAGAAAATGTTTAACTATAATAATATGATTTAACAACGTTAAAAAAATTTATAAAAAATAATTATTTTTTATAAATGATAAAATATATATTTTTAATAATAATTGTCATAACAATTATTATTTTATTATATTTCCGTGTAAAATTTCGTTTTTGGTCAAAACAACCCGTTTTTCATATTTACGACTTGTGGTATTATTTATTTCCTTGTGGAATAATAGATTTTGAACTTCCAAGTAGAGAAGACAAATATAACAATTTCAAAAATATTGATACAATAAAATTGGATGAATTAAGTAATATAAATAAAGAAAAATTTGTTTCTTTTATACAAACACATTTTCTAAGAAGTAGAGAATTAAATTATAAACCAAAAAAAGAAAATATTTTTCCTTATTTAACTGGATTAGATGGAGGGTCTATATTTATTTCTCTATATAAAAAGAAAAATATGTTGATGGATACAAAATCACAAAAAGTAAAAGAAGACGAAAAAATAATAGGTACTATATTATCTTATCCTATTCAAATTATTTTTAATAATGGAAATCCAGAAGCAAATATGAATGCTTACTATGTTGATTATTTATGTGTAAATAGAGAAAATAGAAAAGAAGGAATTGCTCCTCAATTAATTCAAACACATCATTATAATCAGAGACATTTAAATAAAAATATTCATGTTTCTCTATTTAAGAGAGAAGGTAATTTGACAGCAATTATTCCATTATGTTTATATAATTTATGTGGATTTTGGATAAAAAAAACCAAAGAATTAATTTTACCTCAAGATATAAAATTAATAAAAATAAATTATAAAGATTTATCTTATTACAACGATTTTATTAAATTAAATCATACAAAATTTAAAATATTTATCTCTACTTCTTTGGCAAATATAAGTGAATTAATAAAAACAGAAAATATATTTATATATGCTTTAATTCAAGAAGATACTATATTATCTCTCTACTTTTTTAAAAAACAATGTACTTATTTAGATAATAACGAAGAAATAATTACATGTTATTCTTCTATAAATTGTTGTAAATCAGAAGATATATTTAAAGTTGGATTTCAACAAGCTTTACTAAATATAATTGATAAAAATCCTTCTTATAAATTATTAATTGTAGAGAATACTTCAGATAATGATAAATTAATTCATTTTTATTCAAAATTAAATGAATTATTATTTAATATAAAATCAGCTTATTATTTTTATAATTTTGCTCATCATTCTTATCAATCAAATCAAACTTTAATTCTTTTATAGTAAATTATATAGTCTTTCTAGTTTTTCTATTTTTTTTTAATGGCACTAATATAGTCGATGCTGTTTTAGGTCTTATTTTTTTTGTTTTAGATTTTTTTGTTTTAGATTGTTTTGTTTTAGGTTTTAAACTTCTTATTGAAGAAGGGTTGGATTGTTGTTTTGATGCCGTATTATTCGGAAGTATCATTTCATTTAAATCTATAATAATATCATCTGGAATAATTACTCTAGTATCAGACCAAGTCGCGTTGTGTCTGTTGTCTAAGTAATCATATATTATGTCATATGTTTTAACAATTTCTGTCAAATAATGTTTTATAGTATTTGTATGAAATTGACCAATATACAAACACATTAATTTATTATTTATATGAAAACGGTTCATTCTAAGAATAAAATAAAAATCTAAATTGATAGAGGATAACGCTGTAAAATAAGTGTCTAAATGTGATACTTCATCATATGTTATATCTAATTCATTAATCATTCTTAAATATTTATGTTTGTTTATTTTACCTTTAATTTTATTTGTGTTATTTACACCTTGAGTAATAAAACGCATAAATAATTCAATTAATGTTATTATATTATCAAAATTGTAATTAAAATATTTTGAGTTTAATATAAATTTAAATAATTTTTCAAAAGGTACTAAATCATGACTATTTAATTTACTGTATTGTTTCATGATTGTTGTAGAAGTAAATAGAAATTGAATATACAATTTATGATTTTTAAACGAATAATATAACATGGTTAAAAATTGAATGATATCAATACCAGCATCTGTTATTTGTTCTATAATTGCGGTCATATCTTTATCCGTAATTTTTCGTTCATTTATTGGTGAAAAGGTCTCTTTATAGTAAAAATTAGGGTTGTCAATATAGTTATCTATTAATTTTAGTTTTTCCGATTTATTTGAAATATCTTCATCCTTATTATCACGTAATTTGTATATTTCATGTTTTTTTATATATAACACATTAACAAAGAAACAAAAATCTATTTTTCCTTTTTCTAAAACATTTTCAAATTGGCTTTTAATTCTAGATGTTACCGGAGTTTGTCTTACATCCGTATATTGCCAAATAATATTTTTATAAGGACATAAAGTTTCGTCATCTTTAAGTTTTTTATAAAAACAACCCTGATATAATTTATCAAACTCTATCATAGAGTTTTCTCTTTGAAAAACTTCATGCTTGTAGCTACGTCTTCTTATATCTTGTAATAACTCTTTATTATCAGGATCAAGCAAAAATAATCTTTTATCCCTAATTTGTTGTTTAGTTGTTGGATTTTCTATAGAAGAATGATACTTAAACCAGTTTTCTAAATAAAATTCTGTAGTATGATTTTTAGCAAAAATATTTAATTTTTCTATAAAATCTAAATTAAAATTGGATTCGCATGTAGCGCATGTAGAAATTGGGTCATATACTTTATTTGCGTGATAATCACCAAATAAAATTAGTGTATTATCATACCCTACAGTATCAACTTTAGATCTTAATACACAAATACTTGAAGGACCATTAATTTTAGATAATGTGTATTCACCTAATATTAATGGCATATATAATTAGTATATATATTACCGCGTATATTTTCCAACATAATAAAATGAATCAACAATAAAAATAATAAAAATTCCTAAAAAAGAATATAATATAACTTCTTCAGTAACACTACCACTTTTTTCATCTTGTTGTTCTTCAAGAAGATGAATCATATAATTTATTTTTTCCATTAATAAATCGTTATCAGATAGTGTATGTGTAGGTGTAGGTGTATGATTAGTAAAAGCGTGACTATAATTTGGTATAGGAGTTGGTGTGTGTGCGAATAAATTAGGTGGTGTTCTAGAATTAGTTAAACCTTCTTTATTATCTAATGGTGCTGCTTCTCTATAAATAGTAGCTTGTACTCCGGATGATTGTGGTGGTGGTATTGGATTAAAATCACCCATATCGTCTTGTTGTGATGGTAAATTATTCATAGCTTTCATAACTTGATTAACTTTATCGTAATTAATTTTAGGTTGAATATTATCTTCTGTGTAACTATTAACAGAGGGATATTTTTTAATTGTTTTAGAAAATTTTTTTTTATGAATAGGTTGTTCCATTTCATCAAAAACTTCATTATCAACCGGTGCGGCATAAAAAGCAAAAGACATCTCTTAATAAAATTTAAGATAATAAATTATAAAACAAACTGAATAATTAAGTTTATTTCATAACGCTTAAAGAATATTATATTGTATGATTTTTATAAGTTAATTATATATGATAAAAATAATTCAATTCATATGTTGTTTGTTAATTATATATATTTTTCTTATTTCAAATAATTTAAATAAGTTATTTCAATCAATTTTAGGAAGATTATTTATTTTTTTAGTTTTAATATTAATAACATGTATCAATAAAATAGCAGGATTTATTTGTGGTCTTTATTTATTAATTTATTTGAATAATGTATTGGTAAAAAATTACATTCCATTTCATAATGTAGAGAACTTTTCTAATATTTATTCTTCCGAACTCAATTCAAATATTTTAACTGAATACGATATAATGACTGATAAAATAAATATGGAAAGATATATACAACCACAGAAATCTAATGATTTATTTCCTTTTAAAATAAAAATAACAAATAAAGAACCTAAACCTTATAATAAAATATATTAATTATTACATATAATATTTCAAATAAATAATATTATGCTTAATGACATATTATGATAATTAATATTTATAAAATTAATTTATATTTATAAAATATGAAGATGAAAACAACTCAAATAACTTTAATAATATTATTATCATTTATCATAATATTAATAATATATTTATTTTATAAAAAAAATAATTGTTATCATAAAGAAGGATTTATTACTAAATTGTATAGACCTTACTTCAGATCGCTTAAAAGAGGATTAAATAAATATGTTAATTATTATTTGAATTACTAATTCATATATATAATATATATATGAAAAAAATAAAAGGAGGAAATATATTTTACAATTCAACTAATAATTCAAATAATAAACCAATAAAACACGTAAAAAAAAGTTATACAAGTTTTTTAATAAATCCATTACAATTTATTCATGAAAATATAATGCAATTAAATAATAGTAAATTCTTTGCTGGTGTGATTATGATATTATTAAACATAGGGTCAAAATTTATTTCAGTTAACTTTAGTAAGTCAACTGAAGAATATTTAAAATTTACATTAAGTAAACAAATATTAGTTTTTTCAATGGCATGGATGGCTACCAGAGATATTTATACTGCTTTAGTATTAACTGCTGTTTTCATTATTTTATCAGAACATTTATTTAACGAAGATAGTTATTTTTGTATAGTTCCACACTCAGTAAGAATAACACACAAATTAAATGCGGCAAGTCATTCAAATAATAATATTGTTACAGAAGATGAATTAAATAACGCAATTCAAATATTAGAAAAGGCAAAGAAAGAAAAACAAGAAAAAATATATAAAGATGCTAATGAAAAATTTAAGGATTTACAACCTTATTAAGTTACATTCATTATTAAAAAATCAATATAGAATATATGTCAACGTCTAATTTTGATAACAACTATTTACCAAAAAGAATGAACATTATATTATATACAAAAATAGATAAATCAAGTAGAATGGTGTATACTCCGCAAATGAGTAATCCAGGTACATCAAGTCGGTTTGTAAATTTTAACCCTCTAATAAAAATAAATGAAAAATTTTTTTCACAGGAATATAAAATAAATTTAAAACAAAAAGGGTCATTAAATGAAAATATTATCGACATTTTATTAAATAAACAAAAATTTAACAATTTGTTGAATCTTATATTGGAGAAAACTGGTAAAAAAGAATTATCTATACAAGAAAGCTGTACAAAAAAAGTTATTGATAATAATATCAAATTCACTCTGGATATTTTATTTAAACCAGGTAATAATTTGGAAATAAATAAAAAACAATATACTATTGTTAACTATTCATGGTTAGATGGTGATTGGTTAATATATAGCGATGATATTAAAAAAAGTTATAGAGAACAAGACCACTCATATTATAATCATAAAAGACATATTGACGAAACATCAGAACATATGATTACTAAAAACGCATTTAATAAATTAAATAAAGAAATTCCAGATTGTTTAAAAGGTACTACAACAGGAAATTCTCTACTTGTTACTGGAGATAAAGAATTTTTAAAAGAACACGAACAAACACATGAACAGAAAATTACTATTGATTCAAGAATCAACAAATTTTTTGAGATACAAGAACCTTTTAATTTATCTGAAAATAATTGTTATTTGCCTTATAATTTAAGTTACAATACTCCTTCTTTTTTAAAAGACCCAATTTCTGTAAGTTTATTTTATTTGGAATATAATTTTAAAAAAGAAACAAACAATAATAAAAAATTAGAAAAAACATTTTATGAATTAGATAAAAAAAGACAAAATTTAGAAGCACTTGAAAAAACTATTTTTAAATATATGGGTAGTATAGAAGAACGAGAAGAAATTAAAAAACAAAATGAACAAATGGATAAGGAAAAAACAGAGAATGATACTAATTTTAATTTACTAAAATCATTTAATACAAAGTTAAATGATTTATTAAGTGATTATACTTCAAAATCATGTGGACATTCTATAAACTATGAATTAGACCAAATATTAAATAATATTAAAAATCAAACTTATGATAATATACCAAGAAGTATAAATACAATTAAAAATAATATAAATCGTTGTAACAGTCACAATCATAAATATTATCAAAAAACAGATATAATTAACCAATTTAATAAAGTAATAAATTTGATTAATGAGAATATCAAAGAATTAGATAAAAAACAAAAAGAATTTAATAGTGATATGAATTTAAATGAACTAGAAAAAGCAATAAACACAGAAAAAGACAACATTTCAACTTACATAAGTTTAAAAAAACAATATTTAGATTTATGTAGAACAATATTGGAAAATATTCTACAAAAAATAAATATGGAAAATGATTATTTATTATTACTTATTACATTTTATAAACAATTATATACTTATAAAAAAAATGAATTAAATAGCACATATGCTTTAACAAGCGACCAAAAATGGCTATTAACAATAATAAACCAAATTATTTTATTTGACTTAATTATATATAACACAATATCTTCTGAATGTAAACAAACTGTAATTGATACACAAAAAATAATAAATGAATATATTGAAACAATTAAAAAACTTCAAACAATTAGATATAATATAAAAGATGAAAAGATAAATAAAAATAAAGATTTGCCCATTTTATCTTCTTATAAATATGCTATTTATTATGTAAATAATATTATTAATATGAATATTTGGAAATCTTTTAGTAGTAAAACACTTGAATTAAATAATAATTTCTCTACTATTGTATCCAAAACAATTCAAAATTATCATAAATTAAATGAATCCTTTTCTCATGCTTCAGAATATGAAGCAAAATTAAAAAATATAAAATATACATGTTTTGATTTAATAACCATATATTCACGAATGACTATGATTTGTTTTTTGAGAAATTATATTTGCGATAAATATAATACCTCGTTTTATGATATTTTAAATAAAAATATTATAAATAAACAACCTTTTAATCCAAAAAATAAATATTATCTGGATTTTTCAGCAATAAAAAATTATACATATCTATCTTCATTAAATAACAATTATCAAGATTATATTAATTCTGTAAATATGTTAACTCCATCTATTACAAGTAGTAGCGTTGAAAAAATATGTAATAAATTAGTTACTCAAGAAGTTGAAAATGATAATATATTTTTTATACAAGATGTAGAAAATGATGAATTAGATATAATAATAACTGATTTTATTGACACAAGTTTAAATCAGTTATTTCAAATTCTTCAAGCTAATATACAAATTATTGCTTATACTAATTTTTTATTAAATACAGCTGTTGAAAATGGAATTAATTGGTATTTATGTAGAGAAAAAAAAATGTTTAATAATAAGTATCCTGTTAAAGTTGATGATGATGATAAGATAAATATTATAGAAGATTATTATAAAATAAATATAGGTATCATTGAACATAATGTTAAACTTGTTTTAACAATAAACCCTAGATATAACAAAACATTATATATTTTTAAAGATGGTGACAAATATTATACTATATTACAACAAGGTAAGGTTGCGTTACTTGATAATAATAATACAGTTTTTGATAAAATACCACCACCAATATCTAGAGGTGGTGGTAGTCAGAAAGAACAAATAGAGAGTATTATGAATCAATCAGTATTAGATAATTTATTACAAAATCCAAATGATAATAATAAACATATAATATCAAAAAATACATTAGCTTATGTAGTTCCTATTAAAATAGAATTATACGAAGGAAAAGATGTTCCATTAAGTAAAAAAGTAGAATCTACTTGTGAAGAAAATTATAATAATATATTAGAAGCGTGGAAAGTGTTATTTAAAGTAGATGAAGATAAATAAGTTTAATTATATATCAAGACTGATTGAATTCTTATCTGATTTTTGTCTTCTTTTACTTCTCTTGGGTATATTAGAATCATTTTGTAAATCCTTCAAGTCGGCAATACTTATTGTGCTATTATCATTTTCTTTTCGGTCATTTTCTTGAATGTTAATTGTTTTGGTTTTTAATCCAGAAAGAATATCAGATATATCACTTGGTCCTCTCATTTCTACTCTTTTATCGGGCATATAATTTTCTCTAAAATGAATACCATCATCAAACATGGGTTTATTTGTAGAGAACCTACTATAGTCAGTTGAACCCATAGTACTAGAGTTATTTCCAGGTCTACTAGATGTAGACATTGGTGGAGGTGGAGGTCCATCATTATTGATTATATTGTTCATAAAACCAGAAAATCCTGGACTGGATTGACCCATTGAATTGACAGCTGCTGTTTGAAATTGTCTCATTAAATCAGGATTTTGTCTCAAAATATCATCCATTCCAGGCATAGAAGATTTAAATAATGTATTTGTCATGTGGATCATCATAGCACTTCCTCCAAGTTGAAATAATAATTTTAATTCAGGAGCAAGAGAAGCTTTAGATTTATATTTATCGTGTAACTCAGAAAAAATATCATCATAATCATTTAAGTTTTCGTTGACTTGGTCGCTCCATCCATCCAATTTAATATCAAATGGGTCAAACCGATTATTTAAAAATTCAATTCCATTAATACATGCCATTAACATATTTCCTTGAAATTTAATAGAATTTTGTTTTGATTTTTCATCCATAATCATTTCATATTCTCCTTGCATTTCTAATAAAGAAGATTCCATAGTATATTTTTTAGTCAAAGAAACCCCCTTTGCCTCTAAAGCTTCCAACTTTCTTAAATATTTAAATTTTTCTTTTAGTAATTCTTCTTTAGATAATTGAGGTGTTTGTGGTATTGATTTATCTGGATTAATAGGTATATTATTAAATTTAGTGAAACCGTCCCAAGTTTTATTTTCAGCTTCAGTAGAAGCAGTAGATTTACCTAAATTATTATCTTCTTTGTTATCATCAAATTTTACATTATGAGAAGTATTTATTGTTTTAGTGTTAAAAATATCACTTTTAAAGTTTGAACCTATATTTGTATCTTCTGTTAGATTATTTAATTCGTTCTCTAAATTATTTATATCTTCCAAATCAACCTTTTTTGAAGTATCCTTGATTTTCTCATTCATTAATAATTCTAATCCTCCACCACATGAGCTAGAAGATAATTTAATTGGACCGACATTATCTAAATTTTCACTTAAGTTTGAAATATCTATAATATCGTTTTCCATTATGTTATGAATTAATAAGAACTTTTAATTTTAAGTATTACGAATAAAATTATATTATTTCATATTAATATGAAATAATACCGATAAAAAAATATATTATTATTATTATTATTATTATTAATTATATTATAAATTAAATATCTACTGCTTTCTTTTTCACAACTTTTCTAGGTTTTTTTGTTGGTTCAGAAGCGACAACCACATTTTGCGTAACTACTTCTGTATTAATTGATGCTGTTATTGAAATGTCATCTTCATCATCACAATCTGAATCTTCAATAGCAACATTCAATTCAATTTCATTAACAACAGGTGTTGTCAAAGACATGGCTACAGGTGATACAGGTGTTGGTGTCTCAAGTGTTGGTGAGACAGGTCTTGATGAGATAGGGTTTTCTTCTTTAACTTGTGTTTTCAAAAAACACTTTCCAGACAATTGGGCTCGGGGTTTTTGGACCATTGCTTGAATTAATTTCCAAGTTACACCAAACTTACCATTTGCGAACCAAATACCACCACAAGTCATTAATACTTTAACATTGGTAGCTTTTGGAATTAAAGTTACTGGTGTTATATTTTTATCGTTTGGAAACAAACAAACACCATCATCATTATATACTTCACATTTCCAAACACCTTCCCAAATAGGAATTTTCACTCTAATAGAAGGTGGCTTAGAATAATTAAACTCACCTGTATTTTTGTCTTTACTATATTTCAACATTGGTGTATATAACGCATCAACAACTTCAGATGATTTATGAACTTTTCCAAACCAATCTTTAGAATTTTTCAAAGCATCACTCTTTATTTTTTCTTCAAATGCTTTCATATTATTCAAAAATTTACTCAAATCTTCGTTATTAAATTCATCTGTTGGAAATTGAAGTGTCATTTCATATTTTCCATTTCCTTCTCCTGTTTTTGGGTCAACAAAATCAGATGCTCCCCATGTCAAAATCATAGGAGTTGAAATATTCAGTCGTGAATTAGTGAGTTTATTATAAATATTAACAGCTTTTCCACCAGCAGAGTTGGCTTTTGGTGAACTATACTTGATATTTTCGCAGTTAAATTCGGTTGCTTCAATTAGAATGTCAGTCATTTCTTTCTTATATGATTATTTTATACAGGTTTCTTTTTAAATCAATTTTTTATTTTATAAAAAAAATAATATGGTGTATGAAGTTAAAATATTTATATATATAATAATTATTCAAAAAGAAATATTATACTATAGTATAATGGATACAATAATCGAAACATTAAATATCAATAATATAGTTAAGCCAACGAATATTTATTCTGATTTAGATTTAACAAATTATAAAAAACTAAAAAATATAAATTTTACGATTTCTTTTTTAAAATCACAATTAAAAAAATATAAATTAAAAATTACTGGAAATAAAAGTGAATTAGTTGATAGATTATTTTATTTTTTAAATTCTTCAAAATATATTATTAAAATACAGAAATTATTTAGAGGCAGATTAGTTAGAAAAATGGTCCAATTAAGAGGTCCAGGATTAAAATGTAGAGAAAAATGTGTGAATACAGAAGATTTTTTAACAATGGGGGATATAAAAAATATTTCTCTACTTGATTTTTTTAGTTATCATGATGACGATGGAAAAATATATGGATTTAATATTATTTCTATTTATAATTTAATTAAAAAATCTTCAAAAGAACCATTAAATCCTTATACAAGACAACCTATTCATATAAATATAATTAATAATATCAATCAAATTATTAATATATGCCGAGCTATAAAAACTCCTATTAATATTATTATTGAAAATATAAATGAAATAAGCAACAAAAAAAAGATTGAATTAAAAACTTTAGATATTTTTCAACACATTAATTCATTAGGAAATTATAGTGACCCAAGTTGGTTTCTTTCTCTATCTAGAACACAATTAATAAGATATTATAGAGAACTTTATGATATTTGGAGCTATAGAGCAAACTTAACTGATGATATAAAAATAAAAATATGTCCTCCAAGAGGTTATTTATTTTCATGTATTGAAAGAATGAATATTATTCACGAATCTAATATACTTGTCATGCAAAATAAAATATTAAATGTAATAGAGAAACTTGTTTATTCTGGCATTGACAACGACCATAAAACATTAGGTTGTTATTATGTTTTAGCAGCATTAACTTTAGTTTCTCCAAATGCTGCTACATCTTTATCATGGTTACACCAATCAGTCGCTTATTATTAACTATCTAGAGAAATTATATTCTTTATTTATAATTTTAAAATATTTTTAAAAAATATTTTAAAATATTTTTGAATGATGTCTCAATAACAATTTAATATATATTTACGCGTTAAAACACTTAAAAAGATTTTGTTTAGATAAATTATAAAATGCCCCGAAAGACACCAGCAACCAAGCAAGCGACCGAACCTTCTATTGTTGATAATATTACAACAACAACTGAACCAGTTGTTGTTGCTGCTCCCAAGGCTACCCGCACTAAGAAGTCCTCTAAGGAGGCTTCAAATACTAATGAGGTAGTTATTGAGGCAACACCTTCTAAGGTTGACACTCCAGTTATTCCTGAAGTAGTTGAGGAGAATATTGTCTTGGAAAATGGTATTAGTGTTTTTCCTGTTGAACAAACCAACGAGTTCTTTTCCAAGCTTCAACAAATGGGTCTGTTGATTTCTCAATTGAAGTCAGAGTTTCGTGTCTTGGAGAAGAAGTGGACACGTGATTTGAAGAACGCACAAAAGAAGGGGTACCGAGTGAAGAGAAACGGAAATCCTAACCGCTCACCAAGTGGATTTGTTAAGCCTACTCGTATTAGTGACGAGTTGGCTACCTTCCTTGGTAAGGAGTCTGGAACAGAGATGGCACGAACTGCTGTCACCCGTGATATTAATGCCTATATTCGTGCGAATAATCTTCAAGATAGCGATAATGGACGAAAGATTAACCCTGACCCAAAGCTTCTTGCTCTTTTGAAGCTTCAGAAGGGCGAAGAGTTGACTTACTTTAATCTCCAGCGATATATGAGCCCTCATTTCTATAAGAATGTCAAGGTTGAACCTGTTGTTGTTTCAACTATTTAAATATATACATTAACAATGATTAATAATAATTTATTATTATTATTAATTAAACACTTTATCTAGATGAACAATTTATAAACGTCAAATTATTTTAACAAATGATAATTTTTAAATATTTTTGTGTTTTCATTAACATAATCATTGTAATCTATATTATTTATAATATTTTCCATATCTTGATTAATTATATATTTATATTTTAATTTTGCCTCTTCTTTTGTTCTATATGTATGATGCCAACTTTCTACAATAGGAATACTTTTACACATTAATACTTCATAAAATCTAAAACTCCAAGGAGCATCGCCTCCCGGACATAACACAAATTTACTCTGACACATTTTTTCAAAATAGTCTATATTATCTTTTACTATGCGGTATTGAACTTTTTTTGATTGGTTGTCAAGTTGAATTTTAGGACAAAACCCTAATTTCATGTTTGAGTAATCAAATGACCCTAATAGTTCCCAATTAGAATTATTAGAAGTATTAATAAATATAGAATTATTTGTAAAATTCTTTTTCGCAAAATCTATAACCCATTTTCTTCTTTCGTAACAAGAATCAATTGACCCAATAAAACAATAATCGTATATCTTTTGATGATTTAATTCATTTATATCATTATAATATTTTTTAGAAAATATTGCTAATGGTGGACACCAATTAACATTAATATTTTTTAGATTTGCTTCCATATTTGCTTCTTCCATATGGTATTGTAATGCCATATATCCTTGACAGCCTAAATCTAAATTTTGTTCATCCATATATATATAATATAATTTTTTTTTACAAAATTTTAAACAGCATTGCTCTTGTCAATATAAAATCTATATATAATATATGTTTAATATTCCAAAAAGATATATTCCTTTCACCTTATCCAAAAAAGATAAAGTGAAACAAAAAAATATGATTTTAAAATCCAGAAAATTATATAAATCGAAAAAATACTTTACAAGAAAAAAACTCTCTACATTTAAGAATAAACCTTCTAACCATATTATAAACGCAAAAAGAATTTATAACATTAATAAAATTTATCCAAGTAGAGAACTTTCAAAGAAAACAGGTTGTTCTCTACAAGCTTTGAAAAAAATAGTCAATAAAGGCAAAGGAGCATATTATTCTTCTGGTTCAAGACCCAACCAGACAGCACAAAGTTGGGGGTTAGCTCGTTTAGCAAGTTCTATTACAGGAGGAAAAGCATCTCAAGTCGATTTTAGCATTTTGGAAAAAGGTTGTAGTCATACAGGGAAAGCATATCGTTTGGCAAAAAACTTTAACAAAAGCAATCTTTTCTCAAGAAAAATAAGGTCTTCCTTCAATAGGACCAATTAAATACAATTGTATTAATTTTTCTTTATCTATATGAAGTTGATATTTATACACATCATTTATACTAATATTTTTCTCTACTTTTGTTAATTGGTAATTGGGATTTAAGATATAATTCACAATAAATTCTTCTGTTAATTTATATTTCTTCAGAACTTTTTTCAAGTTTAAACTATATATATTATCTATCAAATAATCTATATCAATTATTTCCGACATGATAATATATATAATATTATTCTAATTCACAAATTGTCATTCTTAAATTATTTTTTATATTATAATGTAAATCTTTTAGTTCGTGAATAATTTTTTCCATAAAGATAATATTAGTTAAAAAATTATTTTCTTTATAATATTTTCTAACAAATAAACACATTTTATTTTGCGTTTCGGTATCTTTTTTAAAATTCATGAATTGATTTCTTCCATTATTGTTAACACACCAAGAAAAAAAAGATTGATAATTATACATCAATATATTAGTTATTATATAATAAGATAAAATATTACTTTTTTCTCTATATTTTAGTTTTACAGAAGAATTTGTAGAGAAAAAATCAGAATAATTTATATTCATATATTTTAATACTTTTATCATTTGAAAGAAAGAATATATTCTTTCCAAATAAATAAAAAAATCACTTTTTATTAAGAAATCTTTTTTTGTTTTATTACAATGAAAATAGCTAACAAATAGAGAATTTATTATTCTTGCCCAGAACTCACTATAAGCTTCAAATAAATTCACTTCTGAATTCACATTAAATATTTCTAATATTTGTTCTCTACTTGTTGAAGTATTCATTGAAGAAAAATCCATTCCGAAACTATGAAATGTTTCATGAATAAATACTTTAAACCATTCTTCTTTTCTATAAATCACAATTATATTATCTTCTTTACACGCATAAGTATATGCTGTATTTGCGTTATTTTCATCTAAAATATAATCCTTTTTTTTGGGCAATTCTTTTGTTATAGTAGAGAAATAAACATATATATTTAATACTCTACTACACATTTTATTTTGGGTTTGATTATTTAATATATATAACCACATCAACATTCTCTTGATATAATTATTATAGAGTTCCATATGATTATCTGTTTCTGTTACAAAATGAATAATTATTTTTCTATCAAATAGAGAAAAATCATATTTAATATAATATAATGATTTATTATGAATATGTCTTATAATATGATTAGGAGCATGATGTAAATTTCCAGGAATATTCATTTTTGTAATTTTCTCTACTATTGGAAAAAAAGTTAATGATTTTATATATTTTTCTGCTTGAATTAATTCTTGAAATAAATACAATAATAGTTTTTTTGTAAAAATATTTATTTTTTCTCTATTTTCATGTAAACATTTATTTTTTATGAAAAATAATATTAATTCATTGCTTTTCTTATTCAACATATATTATATTATTATTAAAATTGAATTAATAATAATAACGATACAATAATTACTTTTTCGTTATGGCTTTTGTGACAAAAACATTATCTTCTGGTGAAAAATTATTGGTTCCTATTTCTATTGAAGAAATGAATAAAATTCTCAAAAAAGAAATTCAGATAAAAGATAATAAAATTGCACAACAAGATGTAAAAATTAAACAACTTGAAAAAGATATTAAAGAAAATAAAGAGTTTGCGTATTATGAATCTATAAAAACACTTATAAATATAGAATTACAAAAATATAATAATGAAAAAATAATTAAAATAAGTGACGAATTTTGCGATTTCTTTAATATTAATAAGTCATTAGGTGTTGAAATGGGTGAATTGGATATATATGAACATATATATAATTATATATCTGATAAAAAAATGTGGACAGATAATGATTACGATGAAGAATATGATAATTATGATTGTTATACTATACAGACCATAGATGAATTATTTACTGATTTTATTATAAATAAAGAAGATTTTATTTCTGATGAAAATTTTGCTTCATTATTAAAAGTTAATTTGGATGAAGATTGTATATTATATTTTAGTGAAATAAGCGAACGTATCCAACAACATTTTATAATATAATATTAAATCCCAACAATTTTATTTATTTTATCAATTAAGTATTTTTTTTGAAATTCGCTACTAAAAACTTCTCTAGAAAATTTTAATGCGTTTTGTGCTATTTTTTCAGCTTCTGAATCATTATTTATAACCCATTCTATTTTTTCTTTTAAATCAGATAAATCATATTGAATCGGAATATAATTTACATGTGGAATTAAAAATTCGGTAAACCAACATTTTGCGTTAGATATTATAAAAGGAACACCACCAGACGCAAACCCCCACATATGGTTTGAAGCTATAACATTTCCATCAATAATCATAAAAATCTTATATTTTAAAAATTCTGTGTAATGAACACGATTGCCAAAAAAATTATCAGGAATATCTTTTCCATTTTCCCAGCCAGCCCAACGTGTTATTTTAACATCCGCTTTATCATAATCCAATAATTTTTCAACAACTCTACATCTTGCGCCTTCTTTTCCTCCACCACTAGCACCACCACGCCAATAAGCAATTGCTTTTCTTTTATTCCATGATGGAATATTTTGAAAATAACAATTTATACCATTTTCAAAAAATTTATCATCTAATGGAAAATATAAATAATTTAAGATTTTATCTTCTATAACTTGTCCAAGTGTTACTACTATTAATATATCATTTTCTGTAACAAATTCTTTTGAAGAATTTATAAATTCATTATTAATATTTCCGTCATCCTGATATAACGCAAGTATAGTTGATTTATTTATTTGCTTTAAATAATTCATTATAAATTTTACTATACTACCATCAAATGTTGCTCTTGAAAAAAATCCGTCCCACAATACACCCTGTCCATTATTTGATTTAATTATTTCACCATTCTTAACAACTATATATTTACTCATTTATATAGAATATATAATTATTTTTATATTATCTTCCTGTCCATACTTTTATTAATGGTAAATGTAAATAATTGTCTTTTTCTTGAAAAGTTATACCCCAAGGTATATAATCATGAATATTACCTAATAATGTTTCTGGTTTATCAATTATTTGTAATAAACAAGCAATAACACGTTCAAAAGAACATCTATTATATCTGTTTAATACGCTATTTAATAATTTACTTATCTCATATTTATTGTTAACAAGTGTTAAATAATCGTGTTTAATAATACACATACCACCAAAACAACCAAACCATAAATTTTTATTATTATAAAAATTCAATAAATCATTATCATTAAACAATTTTATCATATTTTTTTCATCTGGTATTTGGTCACAATAATAATGATGTTTAAAATCCCATATTATTTTATATTTCTCTACATTAAAATCAATATATTTATTTATAAATACTGAATCATGAAGTATAACAGCTGTATCAAAATATTTATATTTTAAATAATAATAATATGGCAATAATTCACCTCTTTTTTTATATTCGCTTCTAATAATAGTTGTATTATATAATGTTTTTTCTGTTATATAATTATAGTTACTATCATCATCTATAATTATAATTAAATTGTCGAGATAAAATTTACGAATACAATCATAGCAATGAATCCAATAATTATTTGTTAATTTATTATTTACGTGTCTTAAAATAATAAATCCAATTTGGTTCATATATCTAATAAATAATTAAATTCCAACAATCTGATTTATTTTATCCATTAAGTATTTTTTCTGGAAATCGCTATTAAAAAATTCTCTTGAAAATTGTAAAGCATTTTGGGCAATCTTTTCTGCTTCCGAATCATTATTAATTACCCATTCTATTTTTTCTTTCAAATCGGATAAATCATATTGAATCGGAATATAATTCACAAATGGAACCAGAAATTCATAAAACCAACATTTTGTGTTAGAAATCATAAAAGGAACTCCTCCACTCGCAAATCCCCACATGTGATTAGAGGCAATACCATTTCCATCAATAATCATAAATATCTTATATTTTAAAAATTCAGTATAGTCTACAATATTGGATAAAAAATGTTCTGGAATACCTGATTCACGATTCCACCAGATATATGTATATTTCACATCTGCTTTATCATAATTTAATAAATGTTCAACAACCCTACATCGTATGCTATCATAACCTCCACCACTACATCCACCCCGCCAATAAGCAATCGCTTTTCTTTCATTCCAAGAAGGAATATTTTGGAAATAATGAGAAATTCCATTTTCAAAAAAACCATCATCTTGAGGAACATATAAATAATGAAAACGGTCATCTTCTTTTTTCTGTGCAACAGTAGCTACTATTACATTTTCGTTATTTGTAATGTATTCATTTTTTAAATGTTCGTATAGAATATTTACATCGCTTTGAATTAAAATAAATAAAGTTGATTTATTTATTTTTTTTAAATATTCAGTTACAAATTGAACTATACTACCATTAAATGACGCTGTTGAAAATGCTCCTCCCCATAAATCATCATTGTCATCTGCCATTTTATCTATAATTTCTCCATTTTTAAATATAATATATTTTGATGGGTTTATATACATATATACTATTTATTATAGTATCTAATATAATAATTTAATAATTAATTATTTTTTAACTTCATCACGAACCTTCATTAATTCTTCAGCATCATATTGTTTTTTCCTAGGAGGAGCATTGATAAGTAGAGAATTATTTGTAGCTAATAATACTTTCTTAAAAGAAGGGTTTTGAATAAATTTTGAAAATAAAGCATTATATAAAGCAGAAGATGCTTTTTCTTCATTATAAGTTGGGTCTATTTGAATGGATGTTTTTCTATAATATCCTTTTAAATCGCCATTTTCTTTTCCTTTGAAAAGAGTTCCGGCTGGTTTATTTCCTATAAATTGTGCCAATTGTACATCCTTAGCTAACTCACTCGCTCTAACAATCTCTCTTTCTTCTCCAACAGCAGCTAACGCAAAACTTTCGTAATATTTTGGATGTTCATCTATGAATTTAATTGCGTTTATATAATGTTCTACACTCATCCAATAAAATCCATTTAATTCAAATTGATATGGTTTTTTATTTTCTTCAGAATCTAAATCTGTTCCATCATATGAATTATCCAATATACATCTCCAATTTTTTATTCCTTTTAATTCAAAATATTTATGAATTTGATTTTCAGGCATAACTTCACCAGTTATTTTTCCTGGTGTTTTACTAGAAGAAGAAGAACAATTAATAAATAATCTTGCTCCATCATTTAATCGTTGGATACTTTCTATAGTTATTCCCATTTGTGGATGTATAGTTGGAAGTTCTCTACTTTTTACATTTACATGAAAATTTTTAAAATCAGGAATATTAATAAAATTACCTTCTATTCCTTCTACACATTTATTAGAAATAATTTCTTTTAGGTCATATGGTAATTCTCTGAATTGAAATATAAATTTTCCACCATATCCAATTAAATTATAATGATTTGTTTTTTCTCTATATTCAAGAAGAATATAATGTTCAGGTATAAAATCATCCATTAATTCAGTATTTCTTTTTCCACAATCAACAATGCTTTTTATATCATTTTCATCATTCGCATCTTTTAAGAAAACAATAAATTTAATATTCATTATACTTTCCAAATACATTAACGAATTTTCATCTCCAGAAAATCTTTTTGATTTAATATAATCTCTATATTTATCTATCGTATTTATATTTTCAAAATCTATTTCTTTTATTGAGACATTTATTTCATCAATATCTCTTCTTATTAATTTAAGTTGTCCTTTAACACTAGTATGTTCTTCTTTTAATTGAAGAGTTCTATTTTTTTTATATTCTTCTTCTATACGAACTTTCTCCTTTTTTAAATCTTTTTCACTGTTCATTAAATCAACTAATCTTGTTTTATTTTCATCATAAATTCTTTTTTTATAGAAAAAATCTTTCTCGACAAATTTTGAATTCGCATATTTTTCTCTTATTTTATTTTCATGAAGAATAATATTAATTTTTGAAAAAGCATTTTTTATTGTTGTAAATAATGAATCGGATGTATCTGGATTATCTTCAATATCATATTGTTCGTTCTTCATAAATTGTGAAACCCAATTTTTATCATTTTCACTTCTTAGTTCTTGTGCTTTTTCTCTACTTTCTTCAAATAATTGATTTACTTCTTCTTCTTGAATATAAAGTGTAGATTGTTTTTTTTCTTCTTCTTCTTCTCCTAATACTAATGGAGATAATTTTTGTTTTTTCAAAAATAAATTATCTACCCAATTCCATATTAACGGACTGTCAAGCAAATCATAATTTTCTATTTCATATATATCCACTTCTTTAGTTTTATCTATAACCTGATATAATTCCTTACTTAAAATTTCAAATACACCAATTTGGATAGCTTTTTTTTTATTCGTAATTAAATAAATAGGAAAAAAAATAATTCCACGTTCTAAATATTTTTTATTCGGACTTCCAATCGACACAACTAATGACTGTTTTGTAATCAGTCTATTCTCTACTTCTAACTCATATAGAGAAACTAACTTACCAATATCAATATTTTCAAGACTTCTTTTTTCATGATACACGATAGAATGATTTATTTTTGACGCAACCATAATATAAATAACAATAAATTATTTATATTATTACTTTTCTAAAATATCAATCAACTTAAAATATGATTTGGATTTATTTGATATTCCAGAATAAATATTTATATTTATATTTTCAATTATACCTTTTATTAATTTTGTAGTATTCGTCTTAATTATAATATCATTTTCATTTATAGAAATATCTCTTGCCCATTCTTTTTTGTAGAGAATAAAAATGTTCTCTATAATTTTATCCACCATACTTTTATACAAACTATTTTTCAAATAAAACAATAATTTTTTTAATAGTTTATCAATAATATCTATAATTATTTCTTTTTTTATTACATTATATTTTTCTAAATTAACCAAAAATAAAGAAAAAGCTTCTGATTTATCATTTTCTTTATTTATTTTACACATTTCATCATAACTTTCATTATTTTTTTCTACAAATTCATAATTATTTAAATAAACTTCTATTCTTTCAATCAATATTTCAATTAATATTTTATACTTTTCTGATATTTTACTTAATAATTTTGCATAAATATCTGAATAAAATCTATTTCCAGAAGTTATGTCTATTATTATATTATATATTTTATTTTGTTCTTCCAAAGAATAAACATCTAATTTATCTAATATAATAATAATATTTTCATGTTTGAGTTCCAAATTACTTTCTGTCAACATATTCAGTAGAGAACGAATGTTCACTATTTCTGTATCTATTCCTTGTTTTTTATCTATTTTTGTAACTTCAAAAGAAGATAATAAATCCCAATCATCATCATTTAATATTTCATTCATTTTTATTTTTTTCTTTTGATTTATTTTTTCGTCATTTTTTTTTTGAAATCCAATATCATTTGGTATTTTCTTTATTCTTTTATTAAAAATAGGCGTTTTTATATAACTTGGCGAACTAACTTTATTTGTTAGTTCTTCTATTAATGATAATATATCATTTTTTAATATACATTCAAATCCAGTAAAAGATATTTCATTAATTTCATTTAATGAATATTTTTTTGGTAATAATTCCATAATATGATTTAATTATTATAATTTATTTATATCTTTGTTAATGTATATGTTTTGTTTGTTTGTATATATATACTATGAATGTGCTTAAAAATAATATTATTATTATTATATTATGATGGATAATGAAGAATATACTTTTGAAAAATGGGATGAATTAGATATACCTTTAAACCTACTTAGAGGAATTTATGCTTACGGATTTGAAAATGTAAGTCCTATACAAAAAAAAGCTATTAAACCTATTGTTATGGGTAGAGATATTATCGCTCAAGCACAATCTGGTACTGGTAAAACCGCTACTTTTACGATTGGAGCATTGTCTAATATACAATTTGATAATAATAATACACAAGTTTTAATTCTATCTCCAACTAGAGAATTAACAAAACAAACCGCAAATGTTATTAATGGTATCGGTTGTATGATGCCAATTAAAGTTCAAATATTAATCGGAGGTACTTCTATTGAAGAAGATTTATCTTCCATAAAAGAAACACCACCTCATATTATTGCTGGATGTCCAGGGAGAGTATTTGATATTATGAGAAGAAATAATACATTAAGTAAAAATATAAAAACAATTATATTGGATGAAGCTGATGAAATGTTAGGAACTGGATTCAAAGAACAAGTCTATAATATTTTTCAGTATCTCAATAAATCTGTACAAATTTGTCTTTTTAGTGCTACATTACCTGATAGCATTCATACTATTATTAATAAAATTATGAAAAATCCAATTAGAGTTCAAGTAAAATCAGAACAATTAACGTTGGAAGGTATTTCACAATTTTATGTAGCTATTGAAAACGACCAACAAAAATACGCAACACTAAAAGATATATATTCTTATATTTCAGTTAGTCAATGTATTATTTACGCAAATAGCCTGAAAAGAGTTGCCGAATTAAATGACGCAATGGTAGCTGATGGATTTCCTGTATGTTGTATTCATGGAAACATGGAAAAAGAAGATAGAGATAAAGCTTTTACTGATTTTAAATTGGGAAAATATAGAGTATTAATTTCTTCTAATGTTACCGCAAGAGGTATTGATATTCAACAGGTAAGTGTAGTTATTAATTTTGATTTACCAAAAGATATACATACTTATTTACACCGAATTGGACGATCTGGACGGTGGGGAAGAAAAGGTGTTGGTATTAATTTTATCACTAGAAGAGATGTTACTAAAATGAGAGAAATAGAACAACATTATGTAACTGAAATCAATGAATTACCTGCTAATTTAGAGAATTTTATTAAATAACATTAATTTTTTGGATAATTTGAAAAAGCAGATATATTCTGTTGAATAAAAGCATTATTTTTATTTTCATGGCTTGTTTCATGAAAATTATATTGCGATGGATAAAATATTTTATTTTCTCTACAACAACATTTATCCCAACATTTTAATTTCGTACAACAATTTTTTCTCTCAATATACCTATAGTTTGGATTAAAATCTTCTTTTAAAAAAGGCGGATAATATACATCCACACAAGGCATACATTTTGGTTTACAACAAGGCTCTTCACACCTACGCTTACACGGTCGTTTACACGGATTGTCTATATTAACTGGATATTTTTTACATAATGATATTTTATTTAAATCTAGCCTATCAGGATAAAATAAATTAATTTCATCATTAAAATATAACCCATAAGGATATAATATATTTTTTATTCCTTTACATTTATTTATTTCATATATATTATTACAATTACAACAATGGTCACAATCTTTTATATGAGATAATAATGTTTCATAGCATAACACACTATTGGTAGCATTAAATATTGTTGTTGGAGGTTTAAAATTTTTATTGTTACAACATTCATACGAATTAAAATATGCTTTACTTAATAATAAAAAAGTATTATAATCAAAAAATTGTGTAATAATATTTTGTTTTACTGTGTAATTACTATCTCCTGAATAAGGTCCTCTTTTATAAATATTTTCTAATAAAGATTTTCCAACTTTTTGATTTGTATATTCATTATAATTTAATAATGTATTATTTGAAAAAACACGATTCCCAGACATAATAATATATTATTATATATTATTATTTATTAATCAGAAACTATACTTTGGAGCTAGTATTTGAGAAAACTAGCTTCTAGGTTGTCATAGAATTGTTTGTGATAGATTTTTTACATGTAATCTAAATAGCGGGATTAAGGACCAGTGCCACCAGTGGAGCCAGTGGAGCCAGTGGAACCAATGGAACCAGTGGGACCGAGGGGATGAGTATTGGAATAATTTTGCTGAGGAGGAACCGTACTATTCTGAACCGGAACCGTATTGTTATCTATATCATCAGATGCGTTTTCAATAGAACCATTAATTGTAGGACACTTATGAAGTAAGACGTTCTGAGTGAAAGAAATACTTGTTTGAGAAACCCAATTCGGCAAGTAAACATAATGTGGAACTGTAAATACTAATTTAAGGACATCATCTCCAGATACTTTATGTATAAGTACATATTGATGTTCAATGCAAACAATTGAACCTTTATGTATATTTGTTCGACTATCTCTTCGGTTTAAATGACTCTCATCCCATTGTAAAAGACCACTTTCAGAAAATGACATATAAAGTTCTTGTAAAGATGTTGCTTTATATTCACCAGTATAATTATAGGCGTTAGTAAAAGGTGCTAATTTCTGTCTCAAATCAATTTTAAATGAAAAATCTAATGTATTTTCATTCACATTATTATTTCTACAATATAAATCAATAAAGCGATTAAAAACATTTAGGCTAGAGTACTCACTATAACTATCTTTAACAGTCATTAAGTTAAAATTAAATTGAGGAGCATTACTAAAAACAGGTGATATCACGGGTATATCAGTGCGGTTTGAGTGATACCAAAAACTATATATATCCCATGGAATAACGCGTAAATTTGATAATTGGTCCTCTCCACTGGGTGGCGGAACTAGTAACAAAGGCGTTACTACAATAGGTGGTTGGGAACCAGGAATGTTTGGATTAGCATTAGCATCATTCCAATTTTGCGCTTGTAATGCTATATCATCGTCAATATCAGTTACTAAAACAGTATTATCTATTAGTTGTGGCATAGAAGCAACATTATTAGTACGAAAATGCAGCGTGTTTTTCTTTGAAATTTTAAAATCGCTCATATTTGGAACATTGGATTGACAAACTCTTGCAAAAGTAGGTATATGTGAAGCAAGACTATTATCAATAGCGTAACTCAATGGTCCTTGATTTGTTGTAGGAGCACCAGACATTATATCATAATCTATTATATTATTTTTATCATAAAAAATAATTTACACTAGGGATTACTAACAGGTGGTGTCTGATTACTATTAGATTGTGACTGATACCCAATCGGAGTAGCACCAGACGAAACTTGTTGGAGAGATGGTAAAGTAAATCCAGATACAGTAGTTCCAATACTTAAACCACTAGTTTGTAACGGGTTCGTCGCAGGGCTCGAACTAAGTTGCGATTGTGATACTAAATTACCAAAATAGGTTAAATAAGGAACATCTATTTGAATTAGGTAATTATCTATCCCTGGTGTTGTTGTTGGTGGTGTTGTTGGTGGTGTTGGTGGTGTTGTTGGTGGTGTTGTTGTTGTTGGTGGTGTTGTTGTTGTTGGTGCTGTTGTTGGTGTTGTTGACGATGAAGCTATATTTGGAACCGAAACATATATATTATAACTATTAATTAATTGTATTAATACACCGCCGTATATATTTGGTTTCGCATCATATATATTATTATTATCTAAATCATATTTTACAAAACCAAATCCTGTAAAACTATTATACAATGCTTCAATATCTAAACAACGATAATTTCCAATTAAATTACTAAGATTTGTATAATTTTTTAAATTATTATGTAAATCAATAACTAGGTTACTATCTAATGAACTTAATCCTATATTATTATTGATACAAATTTGATTTATTAACAGATTTGATAAAGAAATAGGATTGTAATTACTAACACTATTTGAATAAGTTAAACAATTTGTATTAAATGACGCAATATTACTAAAATAATAATTTGGATGTGATCGTTTAGAACCATTACTAAAAAATAAATGACCAAATACATGAAAATCCATAACTTGGTTTCCATTTTCAAAATAATTATCAGTTCCGTTAAGAGGCGATAATTGAGATTGAATTGTAAGTTTCGGAATATTAGGACCATTATTCCATGTACTAAGTGCGGTACCAATATTTGAATTTATTGTCTCAATAGTCGTTGTAAAATTAGACATTTTTGTCATACTAGTAGCAGGGATTGTAGATATCTTAA